ATCAACTCCGACATCCTGGAAATCCTCCCGGCGCCTGTCACCCCTTAAACATAGGGGCTTCGGCCCCGCCCCCCGAGGTTTCGACACATGAGCAAAACCCTTTACGGAACCGTCGACATCAAGCTGGGCGACGAGACCTACACTTTGACGCCGACGCTCGGCGCCGTGCGAGCGATTGAGGCCCACTTCGGTGGCCTGCGTGGTGCGTCCCAGGCTATCAACGCATTGAGCATCGACGGTTGCGCCGTGATCATCGCCGGCGGTGCTGGTTTGAAAGGCAAGGCGGCCGAGGCCGTTGCTGAGCAAGTCTGGCAGGCAGGCGTGCTGGATGTGTCCGTGCAGCTGAACGCCTACCTGGTAGCGCTGTACAACCCGAAAGGCCCTGATGCGGGAAAGGAAAAGCCGGCGGCGGCGTAAGTGCTGTCGAGGACGGCAGCTACGTCGACCGGCTCTACGCGGTAGCCACCGGCTGGTTGGGTTGGTCGCCTGAACTGGCCTGGGCCACGCCTATCCCTGAACTGTTCCTGGCCATGGATGCAAAGATCGAATGGGCGCAGATGACCAATCCCTTCGGCGGCGGAAAGGCGAAAGCCAAGGCCGACAAGCCATCCGCTTCGACTGTGGCTGATAAGTTGCGACAGGCGCTGACTGGTCGTCAGGCAGCATGATTGGGCATCATGAGCTTATTTGATAGGCTATCGGTTTGAATGGGGGCAAACCAAATGCAGTTCCTGATTGTCGTTCTACTCCTTGTGATAGCCGTTGTGCTGGCTCCGGGCTTTTTCTTGGGGCTGGCCGCATTGGTGTTATCCGCTGGAAACCTTGTTCTGTTTTCGCTGGTCTCCGTAGTGATCATTTTAGCAGTCGTCTACGTTTGGCATCGGCGCTCAAGCGACCCGGTCAGGCAACAGGCCAAGGAAGAGCGAAGGATCCGTAAGATCACCGATGCCGCCAACAGGAAGAACTCCAACTAGGGATGACTTCACACCCATTACTCAATAGAACCCGCCACGGCGGGTTTTTTATTGCCCGGAGAAAAACATGGCAGATACCGACGTACAGGGGATGCTCGTCCGCATTGAGGCCACTACGGCGCAGCTGCGTCAGGAGATGGCTCGGGCAGATTCCACCGTCGGTCAGTCGGCTGGCAAGATCGACAAGAGTTTGGGCCGTATCGATACGGCATTTGATCGTGCGGGAGAGAGCGCCCAGAGCGCTGCTGGACTGATCAAAAGCGCCCTGGCAGTAGCGGTTGGTGCCGCCTCCGTCGGAAAGATCATTGAGACAGCTGACTCATTCAGTCAGATGTCCGACCGCATCGGTATGGCCACTGGCAGCGTAAACGAATACAACCTGGTGCAGGACCGCTTGCTCGACACGGCCAAGCGCACATATCGGCCGCTTGCCGAGGCCCAAGAGTTGTACATCCGGACGGCGGACAGCCTGAAGGCGATGGGTTACAACACCAGCCAGGCGCTGGATGTGATGGACAGCTTCAGCTTTCTGCTGGTTACCAACTCGGCATCGGCAGAGAAAGCCAGTGCGGCAATTGATGCCTACTCTAAAGCGCTCCAGACCGGCAAGGTCGAGGCCGATGGTTGGCAGTCCATCCTCGCCGCCATGCCGACTGTGGTTGAAACCATTGCCAAGTCCACCGGGAAAACTGCGGAAGAAATTCGTAGTCTTGGGGCTCAAGGGAAGCTGAGTCTCGATATCCTGACCGAGGGTTTGCAGAAGTCCGCTGAGGCCAACGGCCTGCTGGCGGACAGCATGGGCGTGGCAGTTCGCGATGCTATGCAAAACCTCAATAATGCCTTTTCGGTATACGTTGGGCGCCTGAACGAGACCACTGACGGCACAGGCGTTCTTGCCAAAGGCATCGGTACGCTTGGGGACAATTTCGAAACACTCGCAGACATCGCAGGGGTGGTCGCTGTCGGTGCGCTGGCAGGTTATGGTCGGCAACTCGCTGGGTCGGCTGCAGCTTCGGTTTCCGCGACCAGGGCGGCCGTCTCTGATGCGGTAGCGCGAAAGGCCCAGGCCACCGCCGTTCTGCTTGCTGCTCAGGCCGAGCAACAAAAAGCGCAGACTTCCGTTTTTCTTGCGCAGAAAGAGGCAATTGCTGCGCGCGGCACCGCGGTGCAAACGCAGATGTCGTTGCAGCTCGCTGAAGCCCGGATGGTGGAGACGCGCGCTACTAACGCGGTTGCTGCAGCTCAGTCGGCCGCAAGTCGCGCATCTCTTGGGGTAATGGGGGTTCTTGGCGGGCCTGCGGGTATTGCTGTTCTGGCTATTGGTGCCGCCACTGCTTTCCTCACTCTACGCGACAATACTAGCGTGCTCGAGAAGAAGCTTGGTGACCTCGGCGATCCCATTGATAAGTTGGTGGAGCGATTCAACAAGCTCAACCGGGCAACGCAGTCTGTCACCCTGAGAGAACTGAAGGGTTCCATTGAGGACGCCGAGAGCGACCTGACAACGGCGGCAGGATCAATCGCTTTCGAGTTTCAGAACAGCCTGACAAATGCCGGCCTCGCTGGCGCTTCCGGTTTCATGGGTGGCATCGCTCCGTTACCTGCTGAATTCCAGTCGGCAATGGACGTCATCAAGAAAGCGTCGTCCGATCAGTCTGCTGGGATGGTTGTTGATTGGAAGGCTGTGGCCGACCAGGTGCGGGAGGTCCCTGGTGTCACTGATGAGATGGCCAACGCCCTCGAAAAGAGCGGCGGGGCCGCGGCTGAGAAGGCTGAAATCATCGCCAGGCTCAAAACTGCGCTGGCAGAGCTAACTGGAGAGACGGATGCCAACACCCGGGCAGAGCGTGATAATGCTGCTGCACGGGCGGGCGCTGCCCAGGCAGGCCAGAAGTACCTTGATCAACTTCTGAAGCAGTTGGCCACCGCTCAAGACAAAACCAGCCTTGAGGCGGCGAACAGATTCATCCGTGAGAACACATTGCTCACCGAAGAGCAGATCGTTGCTATTCGCTCTGCTGCTGCCGCGAAAGACGCACAAAAAGCCGCTGACGATGCGGCTGCCAAGGCGACTAGAAAGAACACTTCCGAGACTGCCTCTGCCGCCAAGCAACAACTCAAGTCGTTTGATACTGCCGAGGAAGGCTACAAGCGGCAGATCGAACTGATCAACACCACCGGCAACAAGCAGAACGAAGCCACGGAGGTGATGAAGCTTTCCTTCGAACTCCAGGAAGGGAAGCTCGGCAAGCTGAGCGAGGCGCAGAAGAAAAAACTCCAGGGCATGGCTGCCGAACTGGATGCGTTGAACAAGCTGAAGAAGGCCAACGAGGACGACCTAAAGCTGACGGCGTTCAAGAATGCCCAGGCGCTGACTACCCAAACCACGAAGGACGGCTTTGAGCAGGAGCTGGCGGGCGTGGGCATGGGTGACAAGGCCCGCGATAGGATGCGGGCAGATCTGGCCATGAGGCAGAAGTATGCAGCCGATGTCGCAGCCCTCAATGAGCAGCGCAACACCGGGCAAATCACACCGGAGCTCTACGCCAACGAAACTCAGGTGCTGCAGGACGAGTTGAACAAGCGCCTGCTGGCGCAGGAAAACTTCTACGCCGCGACGGACGAGCAACAAACCAACTGGATGAATGGCGTCAACGAGGCATGGGCCAACTATGCAGATGCCGCGCGGGACTATTCGGCTCAGGCCGCAGAGTTCACTACGGGCGCCCTGGACAGCGCAACAGGAGAACTTGCTACGTTCTTCTCTGATGTAGCTACTGGTGCAGAAAGTGCGGGTGATGCCCTCATGAATATGGCAACTAACTTCGCGAAGTCAATTATCAATGCTCTTGCCGAGATGGCTGCGCAGTGGTTGGTTTACCAGGCGGTGCAACTGCTTGTCGGGAAAACGACCCAAGTCGGTGCGGCCGCTAGCATGAGCGCCAACGCGCAGGCTATGTCTCTACAGGCCGGCTTGGCTGCGTATGCTTCTACAGCTGCGATTCCAATCATTGGGCCGGCTGCGGCACCTGCTGCGATGGCGACAGCTTTGACCATTACCAGTCCACTCGCTTCGGCTGTTGGTATGACGGCTATGGCTGGTGCGATGGGTGGGTTTAAGGAAGGTGGTTACACGGGGGATGTTGGCGTCAGTCAGGTCGCCGGCGTTGTGCACGGCAGGGAGTACGTCTTTGACGCGGAAGCGACGGCGCGCATTGGTGTCGGCACTCTGGAGGCTATGAGTAATGGGCGTCCGGCATTTGTTAACCATTCGTCAGGCGTCGATATTGCGCCTCAATCTGCGCCTTTGGCTCCTGTCGTGAACGTTATCGAGGACTCCAGCAAAGCCGGACAGAGTCAGTCTCGGCAGGTGGATGGACGGTGGGTCATCGATCAATTTGTTGCCAACATCCGCGATAACGGCAAGGGCGCAAAAGCCATTCAGGACATGCTAGGGATGGGGAGGGCTGCCCGATGAAGAAATACCCTGTTGAGCTGCCGCTTCCAGTTGCTGATGGCTATGGCTTCAAGCCTGTGAGTCCTTTCATTCGAACCAAAATGAACACCGGTAGATCTCGTCAACGGCGCGCTTATGCGTCGGTCCCAACCGAGCTGACCGCAGATTTCATTTTTGCGGACGATCTTGAGGCGCAACTGTTCGAGTCATGGTTTGAGGATGTCATTGTCTCCGGCTCGGAGTGGTTCGAGTGCGATCTGAAATCCCCTCAGGGAATAAGGCCGTATAAGGTCCGCTTCACCGATATGTATGAAGGACCAAGCCTGGACGGCGGTTACTGGAGATTCCGGGCTCCGCTTGAGTTGTGGGAGCGTCCGATCCTCGCCGGTGGCTGGGCGATCTACGCGCCGGATTACATCACCGGCATGAACATCATCGACCTTGCGGTCAATAAGGACTGGCCACAATGACAAGCTTTGTACTGAACCGGCTGTACTCCAGTGGTGGGCCGGAGATTCTGCACGGCACCCTGGAGGTGACCGACGGGGTAGCGCACCATTTTCTAACCAACGGTTACGAGGATCTGCTGGTTGGGCTGGAGACGGGCGGCACTGCGACTTTTCTGGCATGTGGCATTTCCATCGCTCTCCCGAAACGGGGTAGTGACGGAAAGCAGGACCTGAAGTTTGCCCTGTGCAACATCGACGGGAGTGTCTCGGCTTTCCTGCGGGCTGCCCTGAAGGATCGCAGGGAGATCAACCTCGTTTACAGGGAGTACATCAGCACCGACCTGGCCTACCCGTCGAAGATCCTTCGCTACAAGGTGAAGAGCGGTTCTGTCACAGCGACCGAAGCGCAGATCGTGGCCGGATACTTCAATCTGCTGGAAACCCTCTGGCTACGGTTCAATTACACCGGCGAATTCGCCCCAGGCATGCGGTACCAATAATGATCGATCACGACAAATACCCTGCGGGCAAGTATCGCGAGGGGGGGAGAGTGTGGCCGTTTGTTGACTGCTACGGCCTGGTGCTGGAGGTACGGCGTGATCTTGGGTTACCGGACTGGCCAGAGTGGGCTGATATCCGCGCCGGCGACGGCTCCATGGTCGAGGTGGCTGGCAAGTGGTTCCCGACGCTCACGCCGTGCCAGCCGGAGGAGGGTGCCTTGATTGCCCTGTACGAAGGCAGCGAGATGCGCCACGTCGGCGTGGTCGTTCGCGTCGATGCCTCCCTTGAGGCAATGGAAATCACCGAGAAGCACAACGTCATCTGCCTGCCTTTGCACAGGCTCAAGCGCCGCTTCGTGCGGGTGGAGTACTACAAGTGATCGAGATTTACCCATCCCGAATTGGTGTCAAAGAGGGCGACTGCGTGCCGCTTGAGTCACACCAAGTTGAGCGCCCAGTGACCTTGTCAGCCTGGCTCACAGCTAATGCCAAGGGGTTCGACATCGACGCGATACACCCAATCTGCATTGAAGTTAATGGCGCAACGGTCCAAAGCGATAAATGGGAGATGGTCACGATCGGGCCTGAAACGGAGGTCAAGATATTCCCACAAGCTCAGGCAGTTGGCGCTGCAGCTGCAGCCTGGGCCGCTGTCGCACTTGCCGCGATATCAATTGTCATGGTTCTCGCCATGCCCAAAGCAAAAGCGACCAAGCAGGATCAGGGTGATGATCTAGACATGGCCACGGCCACCGGCAATCGCGCTAAGCTCAACTCGCCTATCCGCGAGGTGCTAGGCATGGCAAAGGTCTATCCAGACCTTTTAGTGCATTCGGTTTCCAGATTCGTTAACAAGCGGGTGATGCTGACAAGTTTGTGCCTCGCTATTGGCCGAGGTAGATACGCCATACCCTCGAGCACCATCAAGATTGGTGACACGCCTGTTGCGGCGTTTGGCTCTGATGTGTCGTACAACCTTTACGAGCCTGGCGCGTCGATTTCCAATGATGTACGCGCCCAAAACTGGTACCCGGTGAGTGAAGTGGGTGGCACCAATGCTGGTACGGCAGGGCTTGATCTTGCCAGTTCAGCCCCATCAGAGTCCTCGGCAATTGCCGACTCAATGCTGATCAGTGGCAACACAATATCTCTGTTAGGCAGCAGTCCGAAGTTTCCAGAGCACTGGGCAGCTGGTACGGTTTTGACATTGCTCACTCCGGACAACTACTCAGTGTCCGCTGCTGGCGGATATAGTCGAATATCCGGTGCCCTGACTGATCTGTCGCCATTTGTTGGAATGAAGATATCCCTCCGTAGCGATGATGTCTTTGATTTGACGGTGGCTAGCGTATCGCCCTACGTGCCTCCTGTCGCGGGTGTCGGCGGCACCCCTTCGACTGTTTCAGCAAGCGCCTCACCTTCTACATATGACTTCAGTTCAAGCGCTGTGGTTTGGACCGTGACGTTCCAGGGTTTGAGCCGGACGGTATCGCTCAACTCTAACTACGGAAACATGAGTTCGCTTATCTCCACGATCACTGCACAGCTTTCAGGCGTCGGCCTGGTTGCGCAAGAAAACTCGGGGAGAGTTCGCTTGATTGAGCCGTCTAGCCCCTATAAAGGCGGGGCTATTTCGCAGTCCAGTGCGCCGCTCCCGATATTTGGGGCCGGGCCAACCTATGTTGTGGGCACGGCGTCGACCGGCGGTACGGCAGAACAACAAGCGAACATAACGCTTCAGTTCGATAACGGTACGCCATTCACCGGGCTGGCTGTTGGAACTCAAAGACTTTCGCTTGGCTATCGCGGGTTCCGCTACAGCGTTACTTCTATCAGCGGAATGACGGCCTCGCTACAGCGAATCAATGACGCTGGCGGAATCGATTCCAACTGGGGCGGATTCACCGCGCGTACGCTTCTAGACTTTTCGCTGACCGGAGTAGGGTCTGGGGAGAACTGGATAGGCTCCTTCATGGGCTGCCCGGAAAATGAGCTTGCATATGAGGCTGAGTACGACGTTTTCTTCAGCCAAGGGCTTTGCTATTACAACTCTAAAAACAAGATCCGTACCCTATATCGCTCTGTCCGTGTTCAATGGCGTGATGCGGCACTAGGTGGGGCATGGAACGATATCGTGCATACCTACGCCGAGATGACGCCAGACCAAATTGGATTCACGCATGGCGTGGTATTCCCATATCCACTCAGGCCCGAGTTCCGCATGCGAAGGACGGAGCCTGTAGAAGGTGGGCAGACGCGCGATGCCATCCAGTGGTACGGGTTGCGCACGCGACTGCAGTCACCTTCCTCCTATGCGGGGCTTACTGTAATGACCATGGAGGTACGCGGAGGGGATAGGCTTAGCGCGATTTCAGAACGCCAGATCAGTTGTGTCCCGACCCGGATCTACGATAGCGCCCCCATGCGCTCAATTAAAGGGGCGGCGCTGCACGTATGCCAGGGCCTGGGCATTGATGAATCACTGATCGATATGGACGCGATCGATCAGGTTGATCGTGACTACTGGACGCCTCGTGGCGAGCTCTACGACATGTCGCATGAGAAGGCTGTTCCCGCACGCGAGGTGTTGCAGGGGATTTTCGCCGCAGGTATGTCTCACCTTTCCAGTGGAAACAGCATGCTTAGCGTAAAGCGTGAAGGCATACAGCCGCCGCGTGGAGTCATTACACCGCACGAGATGACAAGCGAGCTTACCGCTAGCTTTACAGCCCCCAGTCCTGACGACTTCGACGGAGTCGACGTTGAATATGTTGATCAGTACACCAATCGCAAGGAAACGGTGAAATGCAGGCTTCCTGGAAGCCTTGAGCTCAAGGTAGACAAGATCCAGCTTGACGGTGTCTCTGATCGCACTAGGGCTTGGCGTATCGGTATGCGGCAGCTTCGCAAGTATCAGTTCTCGCGTTGGGGGTATACGGTAGATACCGAGCTGGATGCTCTCGTATTCGATGATATCGACCGGATTACACTGGCGGATGACATCCCCAACACGACCAGCAGCGCACTGATCACGGCCGTTGAATCGTTCGATGGCCAGTACCTGCTCACGCTTAGCGAAGAGATGGACTGGTCTATGGTTGCGCCCAGGGCAGTCATCCGGCGGCACGACGGAACAGTCACAACCCTGTTTGAGCCAAAGGATGCTGGCTTTCACAAGGTGCTGGTGCCACTAAATGCAATCGACTTTGATATCGTCACCGACCTGAGCATTGAACCGGCCCGCTTCCTGTTTGGGCCGAGTGAGCAGGTTGGGTACCCGGCGATGATCACCGAAATAGCCCCGAATCAGGATGGAACCTGCGCGGTTACTGCGACCGAATACTCACCCGTGTTCTACGCAGATGATGACAACTACCCGCCAGTGGCGGCGTAGCAACCAACCTTCCAAGGCCCGCCACTGAGCGGGTTTTTTTTGCCTCGGGGAAAGCCATGGCCTTTAACACCGGAAACCCTGTCGAGCCGAATGGCTCTACCGACCCGCGCGACCTGAGCGACAATGCAGCAATCATTGATAAGTTTTCTACCAGCAACGATCTCACCTGTCCGGATAGACTTGGTCGCGTCCGGAAAACACTGCGCGGACTGGCTCAGCAGGTTGCTGACTGGCTGGCCGCCAGCGGATGGGAGCCTGTATTCGTGCAGTATGCAGCAGGGGCTTCGGCTCAGCGGCCCACACAACTGATTGAGCGCAACGGTGAGCTCTATCGCGTTGCGCTTCAATCGCTGCTGCCGCTTACGCTGTCAGGAACGTGGGCAACTGATGCGCCAAAGCTCGTTGCTGTTGGAAACTATCCGTTGCGCCAGGAATTGGCAGACCCTGACGATATTTCCAAGGGTTCCAGCATGCTTGGCCGTAGCTTTCAATGGATTAGAAACCTTGCAAAGCTGAAAACTCTTGCTGGCCGATATGAAGGCGATATCGTTCAGTTGGGTAGCAAGACAGCAATGGGTGATCGGTTCGCGTCCCCATTCGAATGGCGCGGTTCGAGTACGGCAACACCGACAGACATTGATGTCGTGCAAGTAGGCGGCGTTGCGACCGGGCGGTGGCACCGAGTTGTTCAGCGACTTTTGCTGGGTGCTGGCTCAAGCATTCAAACGGATATCGGCAGCACTGCGGTAGCCGAAGTGCTGCGCATGCAGGCCATGTTCAAGGCCGAGAAAATCCGCCGCTCCGCAGGTGTTCAACCATGGGTAACACTTGGGCCTGCCGATCCGACACTGGTCGGTGTGACTGCGGACCCGCGCACCACTCAGGCGGCAATGACAATTACGTCCCAGGCCAGCGCTTCGGCCCTGGCATCCTCCGGAACGGGAACCATCACCGACCCATATCTCATTCGGCACAAGAACGTCACGTTCTCGAGTGGTACCCCAGGGCTCACACTGAACGACCCTGCCGCTACCTATTACATCCGCTTTTACAACGTTCGTTTCACTGGCACGTCGAATGGATCCGCTGCTATCAACGCAGCGGCCTTCGGTACGCCGGTGGCATTCGAGCGATGTGGTTTCGCTGGCGGATCAGGCACCGCTGACGAAGTTGCAGTTCAGATTTCAACCGGTACGCTGCAATTCTACGGGTGCGAATGGTCGGGCCTGTCCGGCCAAATATTTGTAGGCGCAGGTACAGCAGCGAAACGTGTCTACTTGTCGGATTCGCGGGTGGTCGGGACAGCAAAGAACTCGACCACAAATGGTGTGTTCTGGGCTGCTGGCCCAGGTGAGTTTGATGTGGACATCTACCGATGCTCGTTCACCTCCACGCATTTCCATTGGCACGTAGGGAATGGATGGACGATTGATTACAACAACGTTCAGAACACGATCATCAGTGGGTGCAACGTGGGCATTGGTGATCTGAACTACCTGAAGCCTGGTGGAAACATCCTCAGCCAGCTCCCCAACATGATTCGGCACAGCTACTTCAAAAATGTGCGGTTTACCTTCACGGCCGGAGTCACGCAGACAGCCTGCTACGGCAATGGCGCCGATAATTGCAAGTTTGAAAACTGTTCGTTTGAGGGGAGCGCTGTTGATCGGCGCTTGTTCGAATGGCGCCGTACCAGCGATGTGACCATGCTTCGCTGTTACTTCCAGAAGCCCCTTGGCAACAACACGGCAGGCAATGAGGTTTGTGAGTTCTGGGAAAGTGCTGGAGTTACGATTCAAGAATGCTGGACGAACGGGGCGCCCGAGGACTGCTACGAGATCGTTACCAGCTATGGGCGAAACCGCCTAATAGATAACGTCGCAGACAATGTTGCAGGTCAAGCTGTAGATATCTTCGGTGTGGGAAGTTTCGACGTTGAAATTGATGGAGTCTATGGCGACTGCGGAGACGCGGCAGTACTGATCACCGACGTTGATTACGTGCGGGTGTCTAACGTTTTCCTCAGGCAAACAGGTTCTACGGCGCTCGGATCTGTTGTGCTCGAACGCCGCAACGCGGCGCCCGGAATTTCCCCGAAGGGCTGCTGCATCACTGGACTGCTCTCTCTTCCTGAGGTGTGTAGCCAGAATGCGCCCTTCGCTGTGGACACTCGCTATGCGGCTGTGGCTGGGGGGATCGGATCGAACTTCGCTACCTGGTGGGAAAACGGTGAGCTTAAAACGTATGGCGCGGCGACTCCGGCACGTCTCACGCTTCGATAATCACTTTCATTCCCTGTGGCCAACTGAGCCATGGCACGAAAAAAAGCTGTATACATATACAGTATTGTTAGATATGTTTGTCTCGCTGCTGAGGTAAACACGGAAGATTACTCGCCCGATGTTGTCGGGCCTTTGAAAAACCAAGGAAAAGAAAATGAACGACACAACCGAAATCCCTACCAGCCAAAGTGAATCTCCAGATGTTGTCGGCCTGGAAGTATCTGCCGTTGATCCGCTTCCCGCTGATACTGAGATCAGCACGCCTATTGGATCAGCTCCTCTTGCTGAACTTGTGCGCATGCAGGCAATGTTTAAGGCCGAGTCGATTCGCAGAAACGCTGGCTGCCAGCCTTGGGTAACCCTGGGCCCTGCGGACCCGACAAAGGTTGGTGTGACTACTGATCCGCGTACAGCTTCGCCTGTTATTTCAATCACCTCTCAAGCGTCAGCTTCGGCACTGGCGGCAAGCGGTACCGGGACTCAGGCCGACCCGTATGTAATCAAAAATAAATCCATTACCTTTGCGAGCGGGAAGCCCGCCTTTATCTTCAACGATCCTGCGGCTACCTATCACGTACGCTTTTTTAACGTGCAGGCATCCGGTGTGACGAATGGCTCTGCTGCGATCAACCTGGTCGCGTTTGGCACCCCAGTTGTGTTTGAGCGCTGCAAAATTGCAGGTGGCAGCGGTACTGCTGACGAAGTGATGGCCAACATCAGCTCCGGCACCTTGGAAATGATTTCGTCCGAGATCTCAGGTCTCTCCAATTACTGTTTTGTTGGCGCCGGTCAGCTTTCAAAGAAGGTCAAGCTGACTGACTGTATCGTGCGAGGGACTGCAAAGAACACCGCTACAAACGGTGTCTTTTATGGCTATGGCTCAGGAGTTTTCGAAGTCGAAATCTATCGTTGTGCCTTCACTTCGAGCCACTTCCATTGGCACGTAGGTAACGGCTGGACCATCGATTACACGAACGTTCGCGACACTGTTATCAGTGGCTGCAATGTAGGGATTGGTGACCTCAATTACTTGAAGCCTGGTGGCAATATTGGTAGCCAGCTTCCGAACATGATTCGCAACAGTCATTTCAAAAACGTTCGTTTCACCTACACCCCGGGCGTCACCAAAACTGCTGCCTACGGCAATGGCGCAGATAACTGCGTATTTGAAAACTGCTCGTTCGATGGCAACGTTGCGGATCGTCGCCTTTTTGAATGGCGCCGCACTACCGACGTCAAGCTTTTGCAGTGCTTTTTCCGAAAGACCGATGGTACGAACTCGGCTGGCAACGAAGTATGCGAGTTCTGGGAAACATCAGGGCTGTTGGTAAAAGAGTGCTGGACTGACGGTGCACCCGAGGACTGCTACGAACTCGTTACTTCTTACGGTAATAACAAGTTCATCGACAACGTTGGAGACAATGTAACTGGGCAGCTGGTTGATATTTTTGGTGTGGGTAGCTATGACGTCGAAGTCGATGGCGTGTATGGCGACTGTGGCGATGCTGCAGTTCTGATTACTGACGTTAATTATGTTCGCGTAAAGAATGTTTTCGTTCTGCAAACCGGTCAGATTGCCTACGGTTCGGTGGTCCTTGAGCGCAGGAATGCGGCGCCAGGCACAGCCCCAAAAGGCTGCGTTATCACCGGCTTCCTGTCGTTGCCCGAGGTTTCCAGTCAAGGCGCACCTTTCGCGATTGATACCGCCCAGGCATCGGAGCCTGGCGACATTGGTGAGAACTTTGCCAGTTGGTGGGAGAACGGCGAGCTGAAGTTCTATGGCTCTCCAGATCTCGCCCGAATGACGCTCCGTTGACAAATAGCTTTAACTAAAACAGAAACCCTGCCTTGGCGGGGTTTTTTATTGCCTGGAGAAAGCCAATGCCGATTACCCAGACCCGCGGGGTGCGCAACAACAACCCCGGAAACATTGATTACAACCCGGCCAACCAGTGGCAGGGGCAGCTCAAGCCCGACCCGGCGATAGAGAAGCGTTTTGCCAGGTTCGATACGCCCGAGAACGGTATTCGCACCCTGGGCAAGTTGCTTCTGACCTACCAGCGCAAGCATGGCCTGAAGACCGTGAAGACGATCATCAGCCGGTGGGCACCGTCGGTAGAGAACGACACCGACGCGTACGTGCGCGCGGTTGAAGCCAACACCGGTACCCTGCCTGGCGCCGAGATCGACCTGGGCCAGCCGGCGGTGATGACTGGTTTCGTGAAGGCGATCATTCATCACGAAAACGCAGGGTACGCGTACCCCGACGCGGTGGTGGCGGAAGGCGTACGGCGGGCGCTGGCATGACGCCCGTGCAGAAGCTGGCCGGCCTGGTCGTGCTGATTCTGGTGCTGATGGCCAGCGCCGCCGGCGCAACCTGGCAGATTCAGAGCTGGCGCCTGGGCGAGCAATTGTCTGAGCAGCTATCGGCCCAGAGCGCCGCGCACCAGGGCCAAATCGACGCCATCACCAACGAGGCCTGGCGGCAGCAGAAGGCCGAGCAGGACAAGCGCCTGGCCACCGAGCAACAGCTCGCCATCCAGGACCAACAACACACCAAGGAATTATCCGATGCCCAACGTACCCAGGCTGCTCTGCGCGATCGCCTTGCTACTGCTGATGTCCGGCTGTCAGTCCTCCTTGCCGAAGATCCAGCCAGTAGCTGCAACGTGCCTACCGCCACCGGCGCCGTCGGCGTGGTTCATGCAGCCCGTCGAGCCCAACTTGACCCAGCGCATGCTCAACGAATTCTCGCCATCACCGGTGACGGGGACCAAGGACTGATTGCTTTACGGGCATGCCAGGCATACGTAAGGACCATCACGCAATAATGGCTATTAGACATCGTTGCGTATTCGAAAAATCGAGGCCATTCTTTTTGTTCTCAAAAATGACAGTGCCTT